AAACAGATTTGCACGATTTTTGGTGTGCCGCCGCACATGATCGGCGTTAGCACCGACGGCAACAGCAAAACATATTCAAACGTCCAGCAAGATGTCAGATCTTTCGTACAGTTCACTTTGCGCGGGTACATGTCACGCATAGAGCAATCTTTCAGCGGGCTTTTACCCAGGGGGCAAGTAGCCCTATTCGATACTGACGATTATCAGCGGGCGGATAGGCGTGAACGATTTGAAGCGCACCGAATCGGCGTAGAGGCTGGATGGCTGACACTTGACGAAGTACGGCGCATCGAGGATCTACCAGCGAACAATGTAGAAGTGGAGGTAACCGAATGAGCGAACTGGAAACACGCACACTAGAATTTTCGGATTTAGAAACCAGAACCGAAAACAACGAACATTTTATTACGGGCATGGTGGCGCCGTTCCAAAGCCGTTTCGATGCGGGTCGCTATATAGAAACCCTATCATCAAGCGTTTTCGACAAAAGCATCAAAGAACGCGGCAACCGCATACCGCTACTAGAACAGCACGACACGCAACGGCACCCAATAGGTATGGCAGTTAAATGGGACAAAACCGCATCAGGATTGATCGCCGATTTTAAGCTGGCAGGAACCGCACGCGGCGAAGAAGCACGCACACTGGCAAGCGAAGGCATGGTAACCGGTCTATCAGTCGGTTTCGTTCCCGTCCGCAACAAAACCAGTCAGGTAGACGGCAGGCAACACATAACAAGGTTAGAAGCGAAACTAGATCATGTAGGGCTTGTCACCCAACCGGCATACAGCGAAGCGCAAGTACTATCGGTACGCGCCTGGGACCCCGACGACGAAGAATTAGTCCCACGCCTAGCCAAATGGCGACATCTTTTAGTTAATCCTTGAAAACGTCACACCAGTGCGTTACACTACGGCTACCATATTTGCGCCGTTGATTACGCCGGTTAGATCAAACCACCTAATCGACACCCGAATAAGAAATTAATCACTTTAACTTTTATTTGGAGAAATAAACTAATGAAACTACTTGACCAAATGGTTGAGGAGCGTGCCGAAATATCAGAAGCGCAAACGGGTATCGTAACCCGCGCCGCTGACGAGGAACGCGACCTCACCGAAACAGAAGACCAGAACCTGAAGGAACTGGCAACACGGGCAGAACAGCTAGACACGCGCATCGAGGAATTGAGAGCCGTTCAGGTTTCAAACCTTGAAGCCGCGAAACTCCGCGCCGAGGTAGCATCAACCGATGACACCGAAGCACGCGCAGTCGGCAACGTGGTAGTAACCAACGAACCACTAACCTACACAGAAGAAAACCGCAGCGTGTCTTTCTTCCAAGACTTGTACAACAGCCAATACAACGGCGACATAGACGCATCCGACAGGATACGCCGACACCGCCAAGAAATGGCAGTAGAAAACCGCGACGGAACAACCGCTAATTATGCCGGTTTAGTCGTGCCGCAGTATCTAACGCAATTAGCCGCTGAGCTTTCACGAGCAGGGCGACCATTCGCCGATCAATGCACAAGCCTACCGCTACCCGATGCAGGCATGACTATCAATATCAGTCGCGTAACCACAGGTTCTAGCGCAGCCGCACAAGCTAGCGAAAACGCCGCAGTTTCAGAAACGGATATCGACGATACCCTGCTAACCGCAGACGTAAGAACTATTGCCGCAGGGCAACAAGTCTCACGCCAAGCAGTTGAGCGAGGCACCGGCATAGACGCACTAATCGCCGCCGACATGATGGGCGCAGTAGCAACAGTCCTAGAAGATCAAGTACTTAACGGTTCAGGGTCATCAGGTAACATGCTCGGACTATCTAACATTAGCGGTATTAACAGTGTGACTTACACCGACGCTTCCCCAACCGCAGCGGAAGCATATTCTAAGGTGGTGGATGGCATACAGCAAATCAATTCAAACCGATTCGCTGGCGCTGATCTCATCTGCATGCACCCACGTAGATTAGCCTGGTTCCAAGCTGAGACAGATTCCAGCGGAAGGCCTCTTGTAGTACCTACCCAGAACGTTCCACAAAACGCTTTGGGTACCGGACCAGTAGCCGGTTATGGTGTCACAGGCGCCAGTATTGCCGGTCTGCCAGTAGTTACATCAGGCAAAATCTCAACAGCGGCAGGTTCAGGCGGCAACGAAGACGTTATCTTCATCGTGCGCCGTGGCGACATGCTCCTTTTCGAGGATGCAGGACAGCCAGCAATGGTGAGAATGGACCAAACAGCAGGCCTTAACCTAACCGTGACACTCGTCGCGTACCAGTATGCATGCTTCATTGGCGGACGCTACCCAGCATCTGTCAGCATGATAAGCGGTACTGGCTTAGTAGCTCCTAGCTTCTAAATTAAACAACGAGTCTTGAGGGCCGTCACTGGTAGCCGGTGGCGGTCCTCACCTCTCAACATTTAAGGAACATTATGAGTCAAGAATTATGGGAAAAGCAGGCAGCCAGCAGGATACAAAAACCCGAAAAGGCACCAGCGAAAAAAGCAGCAGCGAAAAAAGCGCCAGCAAAGAAAAAATAGGCAATGGCGTACACAACGCAGGCACTCGTAAAAGCCTACCTGGGCATACCATCAGGGACCAGCAGCGAAAACACGGCGATAGATAACGCTATCGCAGCAGCCGACGCGGAAATCGACCAAATCACCGGCCGAACTTTCGTAGTCCCTTCAGGTGCTACCGCTAAAACGTTTATACCGTTCGACGATTACACCGTTTTTTGTGACGACATCGCCCAGAAAACCGGTTTGATAGTCAAAACTGACACGGGTTTAGATGGAACGTATGACACGACGCTTACCATTACCACAGATTACGTCCTAACGGGCAACGCAGCGCCGTACAGGGTCGTTAAGCGTGTAGATGGGTCAGCGTACCCAAGGGACCGCTACGGACGCCCCACAGTCGAAATAACCGCCTTCTGGGGATACGGCATGGCTGTACCCGACCAGATAAAACAATGCGCGCTAGTGATAGCCGCTAGGCTATATCAGCGTCGTAGCAGCCCGTTAGGTTTTCAAGCTGGCAGCGTAGACGTAGGATTCGTAAGAATCAGCCGAACCGACCCAGAGGTTATCGCCTTGCTTAGAGGGTTGAAACTACCTGCGGCGGCATAGCCGTGGATTACGACGAAATCCGCGCAGAATTGAAAGTTCGCCTAGAGACAATTTCTAGTCCGCAGGCGTTCGTAAGTGTTTACGATTACGTCCCCGACTTTCTAACGCCACCCTGCTGCCTAATCGTGCCAAGTAACAATGCCATAACATTTCACGAAGCGATGGGAACAATAGCCGCCGGTCTAGCAACGTGCCGTTTCGATATTGTGATAGCGGCGCAACGGTTCGAAAGTACAGCAAACCAAGAACTGCTAAACGATTACCTGGTAACAGTGCCAACGGCGTTAGAAGCCGACCAAACGTTAGATTCGCAAGCGAAAAGCGTTACCGTCACGAATGCACGCAACTATGGACCCATAACCTTCGCGGATGCTGTATTCTTAGGCGTACAGTTAGATGTGGAGGTAATTACATGAGTAAGTACGAAGTGACCAGCGACAATTTAGCAGGACACGAAAAAGGCGATACTGTAACTGAAAAACAGTTAGCAGGCGCAAACATAGAAGCCCTAATACAGGGCGGACATTTGAAAGAAACAAACCCTACAACAAAAAAGGAAAAATAAAAAATGGCTGAATTTGTATTAAACAACGCCAGCGTAACCATCAATTCGGTAGACCTTTCAAGCTACATAACCAGCGTAACCTTGTCACAGTCAGCGGATTCCGTAGAAACGACAGCAATGGGCGACTCTGCACGCTCATTTATTGCCGGTTTGACATCGGGAACAGTTGACTTGGAATTTAACGCTGATTTCGCGGCGTCAAAAACAGAAGCGACGGTATACCCGCTTGTCGGAACCACCACCGCGGTAGTAGTTAAACCGGTGGCAGCTTCCGTAAGCGCTACGAACCCAAGTTATACGTTCAATGTCGTGGTCACGGAATGGGACACCCTCAACGGCACCGTCGATTCTTTAGCTACGCACAGCGTGTCATGGCCAATCGCAGGCGCTATTACGAAGGCAACGAGCTAGTACGATGCTAGGTTCCGACATCAGGCTACAGGTACAACCGCCGGAAGGCGAGGCGTACACAGTGTCAATAAGCCTTAAGACAGCAATAGCATTTGAACGCGAATTTAAGACAACACTCGCAGGCGCATTCAGTAACGACCCAAGCATCGAGCACATTTGCTGGCTTGCCTGGACAGCTACACGCGAATCAGGCAGGGTAGTGAAGTTATTTGATGAGTGGGTAAGCACCGAAATAGCAGATATTACGCTAGTGGAGAGTGAACCCGATTTTTTAGCAAGCGAACCAGCGCATATTCAATCGCTAGGCTAGCGCTGGTCACCGGTCAGTCATTAACCGATCTACTGGAGCTAGAACAGTATTACATCAAAGCACTGACGATGGCGCATAACGACATACAAAAGGAACAGGAACGAGCAAGTAAGCGAAAAAGGTAACATGGCTAGAAAAACCCAAAGTATTAAGGTGCAAGGCGCTAGAGAATTACGCCGTGAACTACGAAAAATGGGTAATGACATGGAAAACCTGAAAGCGCTTAACTTGGACGTAGCCACCATCGTTAGCAATCGGGCTAAAGACCTAGTGCCACGCCGTACCGGAGCGTTAGCGGACACGATACGCCCATCAGGAACCAAAACCGCAGGTAGGGTGCGGGCAGGGTTCCGACGCGTACCGTATGCAGGGCCGGTGCATTTTGGCTGGCCTGCGCGACGCATCCAGCCGCAACCGTTCCTTTACGACGCGTTAGACCAACGCAGAGGCGAAGTACTAGACCGGTATTTCGAGGGAATCAAAAAAATACAACGCAAAGCAGGGCTATAAATGGCTAAAAAAACGAGCATCATTAACGTAGTAGTAGCCGGAGACAGCAAACCGCTACGCAACGCCCTGGGCAAAGCCACCAAATCACTAGGCAACGTCACCAAACAAATAGGAAAATTCAGTCTGGCAGCAGGCGCAGCGTTCGCAACTGTAGGAGCGAAAAGCATCGGTTTAGCCGTAGATTTTGAAGAGTCAATGTCTAAAGCGCAGCAGATATTCGGCGAAGCAGCTAACGGCATAGAGAAATGGTCAAAAACATCTGCTGAAATGGTAGGCCTATCACGCGCCGAATACCTGGAGGCAGCCTCATCGTTCGGTGTATTTGGGAAAGCGGCGGGACTAACCGGGGACATGTTAGCAGAATTCGCCGATGAAATGGTCACGATATCCGCTGATGTAGCCTCATTCAATAACTTAAAACCTGAAGAAGCGTTGGAGAAACTCAACGCTGGTTTACGCGGTTCGGTTGAGCCGTTGCAATCTATCGGCGTGTTAATGACAGCCGCGGCGGTAGAAACTGAAGGCTTGAACATGGGCTTGATCGAACAGGGCGAAAAGCTCTCAGAAGGTCAGAAGATAATGGCACGCCATAGCCTTATCATGCAGCAACTAGGGGCGCAAGGGGCTACCGGCGACTTTAATAGGACCTCTGAAAATCTCGCTAATACGCAAAGAATTTTGAATGCCCGTTTGAAAGATTTAGGCATAACTTTAGGGCGTGTTTTGTTACCTATCGCCGAAAAAATGGCTGCTGGATTAGGTAGACTCATAACGAAATTCGAGGAATGGTCCCCAGCTTTAGAAACCGCGGCTACTGCTGTCGTGAATTTTCTGACACCTATCAAAGAAGCGGTACAAAGATGGCTACCGATAATAGCGACCTGGATCAAAAACGTTCTCACTGATTCGGTGATACCGGCGCTAGTAACCGCCTTTAATACCGTTAAAGACGTGATAACCGATAAGGTTATCCCAGCGTTTCAAGATGTATGGGAATGGAGCAAAGATAAACTACCGTCAGCTTTTGACAAAACCATAGAACACATCAAAGACAATCGGGAAGCCTACGCCATGCTAGGCGGAGCGATAGGCGCAGCCTTCGTCGCTTTAACGTTATTCAAAATAGGATTAGCGATCAAAGGAGCAATAGCCGGTTTAAGCGCTGCCGTGGGCTTAATGGCCATTTCATTCGGAACGGCGGCGGTAAGCGTCGGTTTGGTAGCCGGTCCGCTGATTCTTATGGCTGGCGCTATCGCCGGTTTACTAGCGGTATCACCAGAAGCACGCGAAGCGTTCGGAAAAATGCTTGACTGGCTTATCGAAGATTTAGAAAAAACAATCGAGATGTTCAGAACCTTATTTGAATTAATTGGCACCGCTAGCGCTAATTTCAAAGAAAGCATGGGCGAATTTTTCGGCGGTGGGGAACCGCACACCATAGGAGGGCAAGAACATAGAACAGGAGGAGCAGCTAAAACCCTATTTGATGCTCTTAAAGGTGTTGGAGGCAAAATTTGGCCGTTTGCTAACGGGGGCATAGTCACCCAACCCACGTTAGGGCTAATAGGCGAAGCAGGACCAGAAGCCGTTATACCATTATCGAAAATGGGCGCAATGGGAACTACCACCATTAATATAAACATGCCAGCAGGCGCAAACGGCGACGACATCGTAGCCGCCCTTGAATCATACGTCCGAAGAAACGGCAGCATACCACTAGCCACCAACAGCCTAGTAAGACGATGACCTGCACCCACACATGGCAAATAGAATTCCTAGACGCTTCAACAACAACTGATTTAACTAGCAGCGTTCTAGGTTTCAGCATCCACCAAAACGCGCAAATCGGGCGTTTCGCCACGTTCGGCGGTTACATGCACCTAGACAACACAGGGAACCTATTCACGCCGTCAGGTGGGGGAACCTATCAAAACTTCACCTGGTTCAATAAAATCATACGCGTAACGTGTGACATTAATGACGGATCGACGACTACCACCGCTGACGTAGCCTACATGGTCGTCATAGACATGGATTTCAAAGACGACGGCAGCAACGCCACGCTAATGCTAACACTAGCCGACCCGTACACATACGCAGGCAGGGACGCAGTAACCAGCGTGGACGAATCAAGCGTCAGTTACGGCACCCTGGACGCAATCTCACAGAATATCATCAACGGCGTACCATCAGGAGTAGACGCTGTACCGTTCCCTAAATTCGGAGCTACAAACGCAACAGTAAGCGCTTTCAACATTAAAAACAACGTAGATCCGGCAGAAACAGCGACCTATCCGATAGGGTACGCGGGCATCATCGACACGTTCGACGAAGGAACCGCCCGCGACTACATCAGCAACCAAGTTTTACCTAGCGGCCCTGCGGTTGCGTTCCCAACAACAGCAACGTACGACGGCAGCGCAGCGAAATGGACCCTAAACGCCGCGTACATAAACCGGTTACTCACCAAAGAAACCGTAAGCAGCACCGACCATTACCGCCTATTTGAATTAACAGGCGACAAAACCGCCGACAAATTCCCCGTACGAAATGTTTCAACCCAATACAACACGATAGACACCATCAACCAGGCGCAAATCCAAGGCAACTTGCCTGCGAGTGGTTCAGAAGCGACGTTCGTTAATGACACGACCAGCCAAGATAACCTAGGCATTAGATCCGTAACTTACACGAAAACCATAGGGTACATTTTCGGCGGCGTTACCGACACGGAAAAAGCCAAAATCGGCGATTTCTGGGTTAAACGTTTCGCGGATGTGAAATTCACTGCCCAAACTGCTACTTTAACTTTGGACGCTATCGACGCGCAAATGGATTCAAGCAGCAGACAGAACTACGCCGATTTTTTAAGCGTCAGCACTTGTTTATGGTCAGTTGCTAGCGTCACTTTTACACCCACCGGCGCGAGTTCAGCGACCACCTACCAAAGCGTCATAACCGGCAGGCAAATACACGTCACGCCTACCAGCAGCACCATCACGCTTCAATTGGCTACCGCTAACGATAACCAATCACTAAAATTAGATAACGCCAATATCGGCGTACTAGGCACGAATAGGTTAGGATAGGATCATGGCAAACGAATTCCCTTTCAGCGCTGGCGCAGTCTTAACAGCAGCGCAAATAAATACTATAGGCGCGTGGGAAACATGGACGCCGACGGTGAACTGGTCAGGCACAGCATCAAATGCCAAATTCTGCCAAGTGAACGGGCTAGTATTCTGCAAAATGAAATTTGTATTAGATGCTACGCCATCGGGCGATTTAACTATAAGCCAGCCAGTAGTGGAAGAAGCAGGCGAATCAGTCACCGGCACGATTAACGGCGGGTATGTCTGGGACTCCACCGATGACGAAGCATACGCCGTCGCTGGTTTCATGTCAGGGACAAACATAAAACTAGCAACAACAGATAAAGACCCACAAGAAAACGTAAGCGCCAGTCATCCTTTTACTTGGGCATCAAGCGATCAATTTCGGTTCCTAATGATTTATCAGGCGGACTAATGGCTATTAATCTAAGGAATGAAATCTGGGACGAATCAGGGGCAATACCTAACGCGTCGCTGATTAGCCGAATGCGGAAGCACCGCAACCGTTTGCTAAAAGAATCAGACTGGACACAAACCGCTGATAATCCGATAAGCAACAAGGCAGCCTGGGCGACATGGCGCCAGCAATTACGCGACTTTCCCGCAACGTGGACACCAAACGAAACCTTAGATTTCCCAGAGGGGCCATCATGACCATACCTACCGTAGGCAGTTGGGTACGCCTTAAAGAAATCCACCCAAAAATGAAAGAACGCCTAGAACATTTCTTCGACGATTCACGCATTAAAGGAAAAGTGAAAGTAGTCAGCGGATGCAGAACCTATCAACAACAAGTTGAGCTGTATCGTAGATATCGTGCAGGTACAGGGAATTTGGCAGCGAACCCAGACCGCACGTTCGGACCCAACGGCAAGTTTAGAGGCTCATGGCATTTAGAACAAAAAGATGGTTTCGCTTACGCCGTTGATTTTCGCATAGTGGGCAACATAAGCACCAGCCAGGTAAACAAAATCGCAGCCGAATACGGCCTAGTCAAAACTGTTCCTTCTGAATGGTGGCATCATCAGGCATTCGGACACACCGGCGGCGGTAAGTATGGCTGGTATCCAGCGCCAGCGATGAAAGGCAAAGAAAACAAAAGCCTAACCAAAGCAAAACCACCAGAAAAACCCAAACAGCCACCAGCTAACAAAATGCCACTAGTTAAACGCGGCAGCCGCGGCGCCCACGTTAAAGTTATGCAGCAAAAACTAACCGCGTTGGGTTTCAGAGTTTCAAAAAACCCGAAGAAGCCAGGCATCGACGGCATAGCGGGGCGCATGACCATAGGCGCATTAAAGAGATTTCAGAAAAGCCGTAAACTAGTCGCCGACGGGTTATGCGGGAAGAACACATGGAAGGCGTTAGGTTTATGATTGACTGGAAAGACTTACTAGAAAGAGTGGTCAGCACGTTCGTACAAGCGGTAGGCGGCATGATAGCCGTAGACCAAATAGTAGACATGGGCGCAGCAGAATGGAAACTAATACTAGGCGCAGGCGGCGCCGCCGTCCTAAGCATGCTAAAAGGCTACTTCGCTGCACGATTCACCGGCGACAATAGTTGCAGCTTACTAACAGGAAAAAACCGCGACCACGAACTGGCTACCATGTACGGTGAAGAAGGCTAAACCCTTTTACATACTCGCCAGGTGTGGGCTAATTGTTACCCTGCTACTGGCGTGGGTGGCACCAGCGCAGGCGAATACGGCTACTTGTAACCTAAACGAAAACGGGCTACTTGTATGCAACATTGACGTAACCGACGGCAACGGGGTCGATTTAACCTTCACGATAGTGGAGGAAACCACAGTCACTTTTACGACACACACAAGCCTTACCTGTCCAACGCACGCACCTGAAAGCATTTACGCAGACCCATACCTGTACATTTTTGATGACCAAGACAACGTTTTGTTTGAAGATGACGACAGCGCCCCTTTTAACGACTGGGTAGACAAATGCTGGGACAGTTACTTACAGGTTACGCTTCCCCCTGGTGATTACCGTCTAAACGCGAATGTTTATGAAAATTATTACGGCGTGTATACGTTAGATGTTGAGGGGGTGACGGTTCAGGAACCAGAAGAAGAAGATCCTACTCCTACTCCTACTCCTACTCCTACTCCTACTCCTACTCCTACTCCTACTCCTACTCCTACTCCTACTCCTACTCCTACTCCTACTCCTACTCCTACGCCTGAGCCTACGCCTGAGCCTACGCCTGAGCCTACGCCTGAGCCTACGCCTGACCCTACGCCTGACCCGACTCCTGACCCGACTCCTGACCCGACGCCGCCGCCGCCGGTTGTGATAATAGAACCGGAACCGCCAACCATTGAAGAAACATTAGAAGATGCTATCACCGAAGGGGAAGCGGATTGGGATTTCGACTTTAACGACGTAGAAGAAACAGAAATAGAAGAAATAGAGGATTTAGACGAGTTACCAGAACTACCGGAGGAACCCGAATTTGAAGAAGTGGAAGAACCCGAATTTGAAGAAGTGGAAGAAATTGAAGAAGAACCAGTTATTGACGATGAAGAATTGGAAGAACCAGAAGAACCAGAACCAGCGGAAAGGATAGAAGATTTATTCACTGAAGAAGAATTAGCAGAACTAGACGACGAACAAATAGAAATTCTGGAAGAGCTACTAGACGACCCAGATTTGGACGACGAAATAATCGAAGAACTAGAAGAAATCTTTGACGAGGAAATAACCGAAGAAGAAATAGAAGCCTTAACTGTGAACGAGGATTTCGACGAGTTGCCATCAGAAGCAAAAGAACAAGTAGTGCAAGCCCTCAACGCCGATTTAATCCCCGATTCGGTACGGGAAGAATTTGAAGAAAACGTGAACGTGTTTTCTTCCGATGATTACGCCAACTATGTGCAAGTCGGTTCGCGAATCACCGTAGAAGATAGAAAAACTATCATAGTTGTCACCGCAGCGACCACCGCAATAGTACAATTACGTCCAACGGCTACCACCGCAACAGCAGGACCATCAACTAGCAGCAGGAGAACAAGCCGTGATTAAACGCATCGCTATGGAACTACTCTTCAGCAGTTTCACCATCGCCGGAATCGGACTAGTCCTTATCACCCTCACCGACCAGGTACTATTATGGGCGATATACATATCGGCTATTTCGCTTCTATGCCACCTAGCTGGCGTAGCAATTGAATACAGGGAAGAAAACAAACATGACTCTACAAGTCGCGATTAACACACTTATACGCGTTATATGCGTTTTCGGGTATCAGGCAATGGCAGTCATCGGCGGCGCGTCTTTGATTAGTTCAGATATCAGCCCAGCCACAGCGGCTTTACTGGCAGGCATTAGCGCTGTAGCACAGGTGTTGCAGAAGTTGGCGGCGGCTTTCATGGATGATGGTAAGCTAGATATGGACGAGATTAACGCCGCTTTTGCAGGAACAACAAAAACAGAAAAATAGGTAATACTTGCGTTTGGTGTTGAAACGTTTATACTAGGCACAGGCTACAAATTGAAAGGCTACACATGGATTACAAAATTATAAGGGTGACGCTAGATATAGCAGTCCCATATTACGGCGGCAAATACGAACCGTCAGGCATGGACTACATCGAAGTCCACTCCGACGCGCAAAGCTTAGGTTTCACTGAACAAAAAATGGAATTAACCGCTAAGGCTACTAATGGCTAGTAAAGTTATTTACCTAAAAATGTTACCCGTTAATGATGAACCCACGCGGAAACTAGTGATATGCACCGTTGGAGATAAGGAACAGGTGATTGAAATATCTATCTTGGATGCGAACCCTGCTGAAGTGGCGATGATGAAACTAGACCTGGGCGAATACGCCGACGATCACCTGTTAAACGTCATTAATACGCAGTTATCTGATTGGATACGGCAGGAATTAATCAACTATTTGGAAGATGTCGTCGCACCGAACCGGCACATGAAGCCTATTTATGACACTATCCAAATGATGCAGGAACAGTACCGCACAGAATACGGCGGGGAACAATGAACCAGCCGACACTATGGGGTGAGATAGGCGGCAAAACCGGCAACGACCACCCAGAAACAAGTTACGAAGCTGGGCGCAAGGTACGGGCAGGCACACAGAAACATCAAATACTACGCCTACTGTACGCACACGCAGAAGGCTTAACAGCCTACGAGATGCGGCGTCGTATTGTTAATGCCGCTGGTGACCCGATCAGCGCCAATCAGATAGCGACACGCCTACTAGAATTACGGGAAGATAGTATGATCGAATATGCTAGGCATGACATCACCGGTTTGATCCTTGAGCGGGAAACCACACCTGGCAACACAGGGCAAGTACAGAAACTTACACGATGGGGTTATCAGAATGCCACGACAGCTTAAACCATGCGGGACTATCGGTGCCGCTCGAAGACATCAGCGGGCGAAAGAACCGTTATGTACGGCGTGCCGCCTCGCATGGGCCGAGCACCAAAACAGAATGTATCAACAAAGAAAGGCTACACAATAATGGCTACACAATTACAAGCACTGGCGAAAAAAATACCGCCCAAGTGGATATCAACACTACCCACCGGTTACGGGGCTAGGTATTGCAGCCACGCAGCTATCCAACAAATGCTACTGGCGACACTGGGACCGACACCGCAACGAGTGGACCAGATTATCTACAACGATGGGATAGTAACCGGCGTTCTACTCACCATGACTTTTACCATAGACGGCGAAACAGTCGAAATAACAGAAGCCGGTGATTGTGACCGCCCGAAACCCGACAACAAC